ACTATATGCATCACAACAAAGACTTGTAACTGCAGGTGATTACAGAACACAAATACTTAACAAGTATGGAACAACTGTAAGAGATGTGAACGCATATGGAGGGCAAGAGGCAGTACCTGCAAAATATGGTGTTGTATATGTCGCACTTCAATTCTTTGATAACATTAGTGCAGAAACACAAGAAATAGTAAAACAAGATATATTACAAAATCTAACAAGTGCGTTATCAGTTTTATCAGTCAGTACAGAATTTGTTACACCTACAACAACTTATCTTGAATTAGATGTTGCATATAACTTAAATCCATCATTAACAAGTTCAACAAGTACTGGTATAGAAAGTCAAATAAGAACACAAATTGAAACATTTGCAAATGCAAATCTACACGAATTTAATAAAGTGTTTAGAAGGTCAAATCTTATAACATCAATAGACGCATTAGATGATGCAATTTTAAATAGTAGAATAGATGTTAGATTGCAACAAAGATTTACACCAACTCTTGCAACAACTAAAGATTATACATTAACATTCCCAGTTGCACTTGCAGAACCAGATGATAATAATCGTATTATTGGCTCATCAAGAATGATTGTAAATGGTGAAACAGTAACAATTAAAAACAAATTAAATTCTACAAATTTAGAAATCTCAACTGCAAATGGTACTGTTATTGTTGATAATGTAGGTAGTTATAATCCAACAACAGGTGTCGTTACTATTCAAGGTTTGAATCCAGCATCATTTACAGGTAGTGAAGTAAAACTATTTGTTACACCTGCAAATCAAAGTACAGTTCGACCTTTATTAAATTATATATTAGCAGTTGACTTAACAAGAAGTACAGTAACAACATTAATAGACAGACAAAATCTTAACGTAGTATTATAATGGCAGTTCAGTTACACGATTTAAACAGAAGGAATCTTCCTTTACAGAAAAGTAAAGTCCGTGAGATTTTGCCTGAATACTTTGTTGCTGACTATCCTACATTTGTAACATTTCTTGAAAAGTATTATCAATTTTTAGATTCTGATGGTACATATGCATTTGATACACAAATACATCAACTATTTTCTACAAGAGATATTGACCAAACACCACAGTCTTTACTTGATACGTTAGGTAAAGAATTAGGACAACAAACGTCTGCAATAAGTTTGTTTTCTGACCCAAGATATTCAATAAGAAGATTTGGTGAGTTGTATCGTTCAAAAGGAACACTTGTTGGTGCAGAACAATTCTTTCGTTCTTTCTTTCAGATTGATGTACCAGAAACATTGTATCCAAAAGAAAATCTATTTACTGTAGGTTCATCTCAAATTGGATATGAAAACAGTAAAGTTATACAAGACTATAGAAGAAATCAAATATATTCTATATTGTATAAAGTGCCTTTTGGTTTAACACAATGGCAAGATTTATATAAAGACTTTGTACACCCAGCAGGATATTATTTTTCTGTTGATGTGTTATTACAATCAGAAGTTGATTTAGATTTAAGAACAATGCCTACTGTATTGTTTGATTCTGCAGTTGGTCCATCATTGATTACAGACGTAACATCTGCTCCTGCAACTTCATTTGAACAATTTACTACATTACAAGCAGATGTAGATACTGGTATTATCTATCGTGCTAATCCAGAAGAAACAGTTGCAAAATATGCCGACTATCAACTTGATTCACTTGACGCAAGTTATGATAACTTGGCACAACTATTTACACCAAACTCATTTAAATTTGACGACAGTAATGCTTCTGCTGATTCTGCCGCACCAGACTTCTCAATGACATTCGAAACATTTGACCAAGAAATGTTTGATAGTTATGGAAAAGCATATTAAATCGTTATAAATAATATAAAATAAGAGAGAATATTTTATGGCAAGACAAATAATAAGTACAGGAACAAGTGCAAATGACGGAACGGGAGATACACTTCGTTCTGCAGGTACTAAAATCAATGCAAACTTTTTAGAAGTATATAATGCTTTAGGTGGTATTGGTCAAGTGTCTTTTGAAGATTCTGCAATTGTCTTTGAAGGTTCATCTGCTGACTCAAACGAAACACGAGTAACTGCAATTAATCCAACTGCTGATAGACAGATACAATTACCAGATGCTTCTGGAACAGTTGTTCTCAATACTGCTACACAAACTCTTACAAACAAAACTTTGACAACTCCAGTTATTTCAACCATATCAAATACTGGTACATTAACATTACCAACATCAACTGATACATTGGTCGGTAGAGATACAACAGATACTTTAGCAAACAAGACATTAAATTTACCTGTTCTAACTAATCCAACTATGAATGGTGATATTTACAGTACTACTTTTGCTGTCGAGTTATTAACATTTACTCAAGCAGGTGCTTCTGCTGTAAATAATTTTGATATTTCCAATGCTAATACTGGTAATAGTCCAGTTTTAACTGGTGATGGTAATGATGCAAATATTTCTCTTGATATAAAAGGAAAAGGTTCTGGTGCTGTAGTAATAAACAAACCAGCATTAGATTTTAATGAACAAACAATTACTGGTAATGTTAGTACAACTAAATCTCATATCATAGCAAATTCTGGTACACCTATTACATTAACATTAACAAATGGATTAAAATCAGGTGAGTTAAAAGTATTTACAAACAAAGGAGCAGGTATCGCCACAGTTACACCAAATAATTTTGCCAATGGTACTTCTGTTGCACTTGACCAATATGATACAGCAACATTTATATGGGATGGTACAAATTGGTATTTAATCAGTAACTACGGCGCAACGATATCTTAATAGGAATAGAAGATGGCAGTTATAACAAACGACTTTAAACGAATGGCATTGAGAAAATTGTATGACGATGCCCAAGATGTTACAAACAGATACTATGTTGGAATTGGTAAAAGTGAACCATGGAATGATGCAGATGCTGTACCAACACCAACAGGTTCAATAAGAGATGATAGACTTGCTCGTCAAGGGTTACAAGCAATCAAATCTGCATCTAATTTATCGTTTGTAGTTAGTCGTTATAACTGGACTTCTGGAACTACATACGATTCTTGGGACGATAATGATTTAACAGTAGGTGCAAATCCTTACTATATCATTACAGAAGATAACAGAGTTTATATGTGTGTACAAGAAGCAAGAAATGCCTCTGGTACACAAACTGCATCAACAGTAAAACCAACACATACTGACCCATTAAAAGCAGTAAAACTTGCTGACGGTTATAAATGGAAATACTTATATACTGTATTATCAACAAATGCAAGTGCGTTTTTATCTGCAAACTTCTTACCAGTTCGTCTTGCCGACTCAACTGAAACTGGTACTGGTGCAGAACAATATGCAGTTCAAGACGCCGCTGTACGAGGACAAATATTAGGTGTTAAAGTTATAAATGGTGGTGCAGGTTACTCATCTGCTCCAACAGTTACAATCACAGGAAACGGAACAGGTGCAACTGCAACTGCATACGTTACAGGTGGTGTTGTTACTCACATATTCTTAGATTCAAGTGCTGATAGTGCCATGGCAATGGGTCGAGGATACGATTTTGCTGGTGTAACATTATCAGGTGGTTCACCTACAACTGCCGCAAGTGCAAGAGCAGTTATTGGTGATATATACGGTGCTGGTTTAGGTGCAGACCCTAGAAATGATTTAAGGTCAACATCACTTATGTTCAATGCAAAACCAGATGGCATTGAAACAAATACTTTCTTTGTAGGTGGTCAAGACTTCAGACAAGTAATACTTATTCAAGACCCAGTAGATTCTAATGGTTCTGCGATTACAAGTACTGTTGCAAATGCAAGTAAATATCTTCTTGCTGATGATGCCGCAGAAGCAGGTGGATTTGCACTCGATACTACAATTACAGGTGTATCTTCTGGCGCACAAGCAAGATATGTATCAAACGCCGCTGATAAGATTTACATTGTACAAAATGATTCAACAGGATATAATGCGTTCACAACAGGTGAAACTGTATCAGGTAATGCCGCAGGCGGTGGTACACAAAACGCAACATTAACAAGTGGTCGATTAAACTATGAAAATGTTTATCAACCAAACGGTAAAATACTTTATATAGATAATAGGGCCGCTGTTGTTAGAGATAGTGGACAAACAGAAGATATTAAAGTTGTAATTACGATATAGGATAGAAAATGCCGAATACATTTAATAATACCACATTCTCTACAACCTACTATGATGATTGGAAAGATAGCGACCATTATCATCAATTGTTATTTAATGACGGTAGAACACTACAGGCACGTGAGTTAACACAATTACAAACAGTAATCAATAAAGATATTCAGAAGTTTGCTAACAACATCTTTAAAGAAGGTGCAGTAGTAAAACCAGGTGGTATTACATTAAATGCAGAATACGAATTTGTAAAGTTAAATACAGATGGTGCTTCTGGCGGTGGTGCGATACCTACATCAAGTTATGTTGGAAATACTGTTACAGGTGCTACATCTGGTATTCAGGCAAGAATAGTTGAAGTTGTAGATGCAACTGGTTCCGACCCTGCTACTCTATATGTTATATACACAGATTTAAATGGTAATTCACAACAAAGATTTACACCAGGTGAAACATTAAATATCACAGGACTAGATGATGTTGTTGTACAAACAACAAACACATCTGATGATAATGCTGTTGGACAAGGAACTCAAGCAAACATTGGAGATGGAATATATTATGTAAAAGGTCATTTTGTATTTTGTGAAAAACAATCTACAATTTTATCAAAATATTCACGTTATGCCAATGATTCTATTGTTCTTAAAGTTGTTGAAGATGTTATAACAACTGCAGATGACACAGGACTATTTGATAACTCAGGTGCTACACCAAATTTAAGTGCCCCAGGTGCTGATAGATATAGAATTCGTTTGATAATTGATAAATTAACCAATATGGATTCTGACACTAACTATGTAGTGATTGCAGATGTTAACCAAGGTGAAATTTATAATATATTAGATGAAAATAATTCTTACAATATACCTAATGATGTTATGGCAAGAAGAATTAAAGAGAATTCTGGCGATTATCTTGTTCAACCTTTTTCTCTTAAATATGAATTAGATTCTACAAACTCATCAACAACATTAGATGCAGTATTAGGAAATGGTACTGCTGTAATATCTGGATATAGAATAGACCGACAATTTAACAGTACTTTTGGTATAACTAGGGCACAAAGTACAAAAACAGAAACTGCTGAACAAGTGCCAACTGCATTTGGTAACTATGTTAAAGTATCAACTGGACAAGGTGCAGACTCTGGTGATATCGTTGGTTTACCAAGTATCAATACACTTACAGAAGTTAATCTTTACACAGGTGCATCAAAGGGTGGTGCTCAAGCAGGTAAGGCAAGGCTAAGACACGTTACAGAA